ACACCGCCGTCCAGCTGCGATTACCTTAAACCGAGTCGTGTCTGTATAGACCTCTTGTTGCCAAGGAAGCAGGGAGAAGTTCAGGTCACTCATATCGTGCAGCCGTCATGATATTGCCTTTTTGCCGCTAGATACGCATCGTGCGCTTCTTGCTCTTGTGCAAATGTGCCAAGATATATCTCTTTATGGTCTACAACAATTCGAGCGCGGTAGGGGCGCTCTTTGTTCTGACCCTTGTTAGAGAAGCTGACGCCAAGTAAACAGGAAGAAACTCTGTTGCGCTTTGCGCGTTTTTGATTTTGCAGGTTTATGCCCTGTTTGACGTCTCGTAAGTTTTCAATACGGTTGTCGTTCTTCACGCCGTTGATGTGATCTATGTAGTGATCCGGCATCGCGCCGTGTACATACAGCCACGCAAGCCGGTGGGCCAAAAATATCTTCCCCTCAATCATCACCTGAACATAACCATCAGGTCGGGATACGCCAGTTACCGATCCAGCGATGTACTTTCGTTTTGGGTGGCTTTTGACGCGGGTAAAAATACCTAATTCAGGGTTGTACAAAACATTCGCCTTTAATGTTTCGACGGTCAAAAGACGTTTCATGGCTATTCCTTTTCACTATTCTTGATAGTGTAGCCTATATCTTCTGCTTCGTCAATAATTGTCGGCTGTTGCCCTAAGCCTGTAATTGAGATCGTAACAGCAGACCTTTGAGACTTGTCCTTCTCAAACATAGACATAGGCAACGTCCGATCAAGACACATCTTCAACGCAGCCATCTGACCAGGATGATCATCATTGAGCGCAATCTCAATCACCTTCTCAGCAACATCCTTACCCCCAGAACGAATCATCAACTCCTTCAACTCCCTAAGACGCTGTGTATCCGTCTTAGGCAGTACCGCAGGTGGGTTCTCAGCATACCGCTGGATAGTCATCTTGATCGGACGGCCACGCTTCTTTTTTTCCATATTCGCCTTTTAGCTTTTTAAGAGGGGGAGAGGCTCCTGTAAATATTACAACACAACCCGACCCCTCCCCCCCCATGTTAGTGAGCGCACACTTCTAAGTTAGTGCCTGCTCACATCCAGGCGGAGTGAGTGCTCACACCCAAGTTAGTAGACGCTTACATATAAGTTAGTGCTTGCTAACATCAAGGTTAGTCAGTGCTTACATCTAAGTTAGTGGGCGCTTACATTCGTCCATGTTGGCGAGTGCTCACTTCGATGTTAGTGGGCGCTGACATCAGGCTAAGTTAGTGGACGCAAACATGTAAGAGGGCGAAGCACCATTTCACGGGTACTTGCGTTTTCCATCTCACCTATACAGATTTTCCGGAATAGATCACCAGATCGAAATCTTGATCCGGCCTGTAGCCTTGGCTGTGAACATGGGCGTACAGCTCTAGTAGCTTATGCCATCCCCTAGATAAGTCACCCTCTCCTGCTGTGAGAATGATCTGTCGCTCTGCATCGTTTAATGTTCGATCGAGTCGTTTCGTGTCGATTTTGCAGGGTCTGCCATTCATAGCTTAATCCTATCAAAAATTCAAATTGTATAGATTTAATTGTGTTGACTATTGTGCAGGTGGCTATACACTACCAACATAGCAAGATCGCTATGCCACTCTGAAAGCTCTTATGACACAACACCAGTTTTTAGCCCTTTGCCTAGAGCATTGCATCACACCGGAAATTGCACTTGATAACGATTCCATTGTTGAAGCACTGAAAGCCCGTGATGATGTAGAGCTAGCTCGCATTCTCTTAGAGGAATTCTAAAGCTCAACTGTAAGCCCTTTTTAGGGTTTACGGGTGCGCTTTGCACTGCATGCCCTTACGGGTCTTTTTAGGGGATTTTATGTCAAACAATATCGCATGGTCTAGCATGCTGCAAGATGCTGTAAACAAGCCAGGCGTCATTAGCCAGTGCTACAGCACATTTCACAACTACAGCATCGGCAACCAGATGCTGGCATGGTCTCAGCTCTCAGCCCGTGAAATGTCACTCTCACCCATTGCAACTTATAAAAAATGGGCGGAGCTGGGTCGCCAAGTCAAAAAGGGCAGCAAAGCCCTTGCACTAGTTATGCCCGTAACGATCAACAAAAAAGATGCTGCCGGAGCTAAAACGGGCGAAGTCTTTTCCCTTTTCACTCTCAAAAACAATTGGTTTACCCTAGATCAAACGGAAGGGGCTGATTTTGCTAACGAAGCGTTTGCCCCTGAATGGAACGCTGAAACCGCCCTTGCAGCACTTGAAATTACTCAGGTGCGTTATGACTCAGCCAATGGCAACTCTCAGGGCTATGCAATAGGCAAAAATATCGCCATAAACCCTGTTGCAGCCTTACCCCATAAAACCCGATTCCATGAGCTAGCGCATGTCGTTTTGGGGCATACGCTTGAAGGGGCTATGCACGACGGAGAGTCAACACCTAAAGACATACGCGAAGTCGAAGCTGAATCCGTAGCTTACATTCTTTGCAGCGTTTTAGATTTACCTGGCCTTGCAGAGTCTAGGGGCTATATCCAAGGCTGGCTCTCTGGTGGCGACATTAGCGACAAATCAGCACAGCGCATTTTCGGAGCTGCTGACAAAATCCTAAAGGCTGGCAAGGCCTGATTTTCAGTGATAGGGGTTTTCCCCTATCGCGGACAATCCGTCCGGTTTATGCCCGTAAGGGTCTTTTTAGGAATTTATGAAAATCACTATCACTGCATCTACTATTCGCGCTGCATCTATTGCAGCAGCCAGCAAAGACTTGCGCTATTACCTAGTGGGCGTACATGTCGCAATAGCTCACCGTGAACATGCTACCGTTTATGGTACTGACGGGCATATCTTATTTGCCGGACGCGCCCGTTATGAATCGTTGACCGATGAGCCAATGCAAGGCCTGGCTATCACTATTCCACTTGAAACCGTGAAAAAGTGCGATAAAAAGGCTGATGTCTTTGTTTTGGAGTCACTGGCTGACGGCGCCTTTATGATTGATGGCATGCGCTTTATGCCTATTGACGGGCGTTTCCCCGATGTTAAGCGCGTCATTACCCGACATGACGAGGTGCAAACTGTTGAGCCGTCATTTGTTGACCCTGAACTGCAATTGCGCGGTCAAACTGCAATGGCCGTGCATTATGGGGATAAAAAAGGAACTTTGTATCCAATGCTACAACAAGGCTCTAGCGCGGCCCTTATTCACAATGGAATGAATGATGCCGTTTGTGTCGTTATGCCTATGAGAAAAGATGGCCTGACTTATCAGGGTTTCCAATTCGATTTGCCAGCTCCAATAGTGGCCGATGAGCCGTATTTGAAAGCAGCCTAATGTTACGCGCCATTCTTAACGCTGCTGGCGCCCTGGCGCTGGTGGCTGGCTTGCTGGCGCTGATGCTGGCGTATTTCGATGTTTTAGTTAAATAAAGGGATATGGACATGAAACAATTTTTAGTTGTCTTTGAAACTCGACAATCCGGCGCCATTGGTGTGTTTTCGCATTCAGCCGCGACAGTGGAAATGCACCAGAGTAGTTTTTCAGAGTCCGAAGTCTGCCGCGAAGCTATGCGGCAACTCAATGCAAAAGGGCTGGAAACCCGTTTTCCTGTGCGTGTGGAGGAAGTTACAGCATGACACAAACACAAGCACTCACCCGCGCTCTGGTGTTGGCGCTCTGCGCTCCCACTGACGCAAAAGCGCAACAGGCGGCAGAGCTAGCGGAGCAATTCGCGCAGGGTCTAAGCGATGCCACTGTTGAACAATGTAAAGCCGATGCCCTAGCGGAGCGTGACCGATGATTTATGCGGCAATTGCCCTGCTCATTCGAATATTGACAGGCAAACGGTAATTCGGGGCTTCGGCCCCTTTTTTTCGTCCGAAAAAACCCACTGCGCTAACAATGGGTAAGGCTGGCAACTGCTTGTCAGCCCCTTAATTCTAACTCCGGCACAGGGATGCCCTCAGGCCATTGCCCACTGTCTAACAGGCTTTTTACTGTCTTTATGTGCGCTTTTGTCCAGGCGTCTTGCCTCTCTGCCCTAGACATTTTCGCGCCTTGGTCAATCTCAAAATGGCAGGTCTGGCAAAGCGCTGCCACCAGGTTATCGTCTGCTTTTATCCCTCGACCCTTGCCACCGCCCCAGTTTGTGTGCGCTGCTTGCACTTGTGATCCGCTGCCGCACCGCTGACAATCGAGGCTGGCAACCAGTTTAAGCAGGGGTTTTGACCTGATGTACTGGTGTTTAATCACTGGTGCGCTCGATCCTGCATCCGGTTTGTGGCTTCGCGTGTCCTGAATATCTCAATATCTAGTCGCGCCGCCTCCATTTCCCACTTTAAAACCTCCTCAGTTTCGATGGCCGCTGCCAAACCCTTAAGCAGATCAACATAACTAGGGTCGGCATAAGCCTCGCGCTCTTGTGCGCTGGTGGTTTTGATCCCTTTTTGGTGCGCTTGGGACATTAAAAGGGCTTTTTTTGTCTTTCGGTATTCTTCAATGTACACCCGCTGACCCTTGGCTTTGCCGTAGGCCGGTGCGTTGTCCCGAATTGTTTGGGCTGCTTCTTCTGGCTTCATTTGACCTCCATCACCATGACATCAACACCCGCCTCTGATGCGTAAACCTTGGTTACATGGGCGTCCACGATCTGCGTGTCATCCAGGTAAACAATACCATTCATGGCATCACAGATCGATTTCGACACATTGTCCCAGTCTGGCTTCTTGGTTGGGCGCTCTAAGCCACTCAAACAGGCTTCAGTGCGCTTTTTGGAGTATGACTGAGGGACTGCATGCCTGATGTACAAAAACACGCTTACAGGCGTTTCTAGCGGGTCGGTGCTGCCCATCGCTTGAGCCGCAAAAAACTTGATTACAGCTTCGTAATCCAATGTTTGCTTATCGGTGTAAACCCTAGTAAATTTACCGGCGCGAGTAAATCTTGGTCGCCCTTTGCCTTTGGGGTCGCCCTCAACTTGAAAGTGAATTTGCATCATGTTGCTGCCTGTGCATTTCGTTTATCAAGATATTTAGACCATCCTGCCCACGAATTCTCAGGATGTCGTCCTTCACTTGAAACCACCAGCTTTGGGCTTTCACTTTCCCCAGCTGCTTGATCTTCTGCTTGTAGCGACTCTTCCATTCCCTCGCCTCGCATTGGATCATGTAGGTCGCCAGTGGCGTAAAGGGCGGCGCTGATTTGTTCAAAAGTGAATCGGTGTCCTTCACGGGCTTTGTCCAAAAGTTTGTTTGCTAATTCACTGTTCATGCAAATTCCAGAGATTGTTGCGCTAATCGCTTGTTTTGCAGAGTTTTGTACTCTGAATTAAGTTCGCACCCAAGGTACTGCCGCCCAAGGTCTTGAGCCACCTGTGCTGTTGTTCCGCTACCCATGAACGGGTCAAGGACAATGCCGCCCACTGGTGCGCCAGCAAGAATGCAAGGCTCAATCAGGTCAGACGGAAATACGGCAAAGTGAGCGCCCTCGTAAGGCTTAGTAGTTACTGTCCAGACGCTACGCTTGTTTTTCTTTTCGTAATGATTTGTTGTCAACCCTGCCATGCGGGTTCTGCCAGGCGTGTTGTTTAGCCTAGATTCATCTCTATTTCTGTCGCTTGCGTCAGTTGTATGAGCATCTTCTTTAATTGAATCAATGTCGTAGTAATACTTCTGCGACTTGCTCATCAGGAAGATGTACTCATGCGCTTTGGTGCATCGGTCTTGAACCGACTCGGGCATAGGGTTTGGCTTGTGCCAGATGATATCTTGGCGCAGATACCAGCCATCGGCACGGAGTGCAAAAGCCAGCATCCACGGGATGCCGATCAAGTCTTTTTCCTTTAGGCCGTCCAACTTGTTGCCGCGCCTCGCGCATGTCTGGGGCAAATCTTGGTCGCTGTTTGCAACAGTCTGCTTCACCAGTGCCTGACCTTTGCCAGGCCGGTAGTTGTAGTAGCTATCCCCAATGTTCAGCCACAGCGTCCCATCGTCTTCCAGCACATCCCACACGCATCGGAACACCTCGACCATAGCCTTGATGTATTCCTCAGGTGTTTCTTCAAGCCCGATCTGCCCATCATGGCCGTAGTCGCGCAGCCCGTAGTAGGGAGGGCTGGTAACGCATGTCTGCGCCTTGATGCCTTTAGCAGCCCATTTACGCATTGTTTTACGGCAATCGCCAAATTCAATTTTGTTCATTAGATTCCCCTAGCGGCACACCTTTGCGGATAGCCGCCATTTTTGCTAAAACCTCCAATGAGGGGCCGGTGCAATTTCTGTCAGCCTCCTCCCTCAATCGGCGTTGCGTGTCCTCATAACTTGAATTTCTAGGCACTGTTGTTCGGGCTATGTCAGCATTGATCTGAGCAAAAGACGACTTCGGGACAGACTGATTGCGAACCCAATTTCGCCATGTAGCCAGCCAGTCTAGCTTCACGCCACCAGACCCAGCCTTTGCAACCCAGAAGTCTTTGAACGAATCAAAGGTGTTTTGCAAGTTAAGGTCAGGGCGTTGCTGTGTGCAGAAGTCTGCCCATTCCTTTGACAGCACAAAGTCTTGAGGCAAGCGCGAACCGCGCTGCTTCTTCAACACTGGTTCTTGGTTCTTGGTTATTGGTTCTTGGTTAGCATAGAAAACAGGTGCATTCGCATTGCGTTCGGTATGCGTTCGCATTGGTGTTGCATTACTCCACCTTGCGTTCGCACTGTTTGCTGCCTTTTCTTTCTTGTCGTGGTAGTCAGCAATCTCCTTGTCGCACCGATTGTGCTTCCAGCCACCGTCCTGCAAAACAAAGAAGTGGCGCAGGATCAGATGCACTGTTTTTTCATCCGAACGCATAGCAAACGCAATGCTTTCGCAATCGTCAATCAATGGCTTTTCGTCTAGGTAATATTTCCAGAGCATCCGCAGATAGATGCCCATCTGGTCATTGCTGAGATGCCCAGTGTCTTTTAAAAAGTCACCAATATGGTGTCTGTAATAGTGCATTGTTTTACCTTTTTCGCGCACCTTTGAAAGAAACGAACGGCAGGGGAAGGTGTAACCCTTTTTGGCTGAGAGATCAGGCTCAACCTAGCCGTGTTTCAAAAAAATTTTACACTAAAAATCAAAAGGTGGGGGTACTCGCTGCACTGCTATATCCTCGCTGTCAGTTGATGCCCGAGTCAGCTTTCCAGTTGCAGAATTCGCTTTTCCCCCGTTATTTGCTAAACCACTCTGGCCTGATGACCATAAGCTGATACATCCGGCCTTGTGGCAAAGCCTTCCACTGAAAGACTGCACCCCTGGTCACGCCCAACAGCCTTGCCAACTTGGACTGTGAACCGGCTTTTTCAATCGCTTCTTGCTTTGTCATTGGTCAATTCTACTACACAATTAAATTTGTTGTTAACGAGGGAAAACACCTACAAAAAAGGCTTGACGGGTGTTTAGTGGCCTCTACAATCACCGCATGCCCCAACAATTCGTAGGGGTCTTTTTAGGAGATAGCATGAACGTAGTTTTCGACGAAATGATAGACGGCTTTCGCTTCACCGGCCTTGCTGAAAAAGAAATCGGTGAGGAAGCCACAGAGATCAGCCCTAGCTGGCCGACCTTTTACACAGTCTTTACGATCCATGTCGATGGGTCACACAAAGACTTTATGGACATCATCAACCCAGCAATTATTCAACGCATTGAAACAATGCTTGCGGAGGATGTATGAACCGCGATGAAATTCTAAAACTTGCAGAACGTGCTGAGTTGGTAAGCCTTCGCACAACTAAAAGTGCCGCACACAACGCAGTTGAAGAAATAATTCAGAAGCAGTGTTTGCATTTTGCTGAATTGCTTCTTGAGGCTCATACCGAAACCCAAAATCATTTGCTGGAAACCACACAACAAGAACTTGCCCTACTTTTAATTGAACTTACACAGGAAAAATCATGAAACTCAAACTGACAGCCTTTCTGCACTTTAGAAAATACGCATGGCAAAAAGACGGGGAATATCAAATATTTTATGCGCGTCTTCCAGACGATGACACATTGTCCTATGTTTGTGAACAAGAGGTCGAGATCGAAGTACCAGACGATTACGACCCACGCGCACAACAGATTTCCGCGCTTGAAGAGAAAAAGCTAGAAGTCATGGCTCACTACCAAAAAACCGTCAACGACATCAACGAGCGAATCAGCAAACTGCAAGCACTGGAGTACACAGCATGAAGAATATCGCCACCGCACTTGTCAAGGCTCAAAAAGCCTTTGGCCCTGCCCTCAAAACCAGCACCAACCCGCACTTCCGCAGCCGTTATGCAGACCTTTCGGCTTGCGTAGAGGCCGTCATTACAGGCTTGAACGACAACGGGATAGCACTGATCCAGAAATGCTACGACTGCGAAAACGGCGTAATGGTGGAAACAGTCTTTGTTCACGAAAGTGGCGAAACTTTGGAATGCGGCATCCTCCACGTTCCCGCTGCCAAACAAGACCCGCAGGGCTACGGCTCAGCGCTGACTTACGCTCGCAGGTATTCGCTGATGGCAGCAGCTGGGATTGCGCCTGAAGATGATGATGGCAACAGCGCCAGCCGCCGCCCCGAGGTTAAGACACCAGACATCACTGATCACCTGTTAGCAATTGAAGGCAGTGGTAGCAGCGAGGAATTGGCAAAGATTTACAAAGACGCACTTGATGCCTGTGAAGGCAACCAGGCACTTCAAGCCAAAGTCATCCAAGCCAAAAAAGCACGGGTTGAGCGTGCCAAACAGGAGAAAACAGCATGAACACCAACGAAAAAAATGGGCCAGCTTTTCCAATTCACCCTCAATTGCCAGCAACGGTTGGGTGCATAAATTCAAAAAGTGATGCCGGCATGCTGTTGCTTGACTATTTTGCAGCCAAAGCAATGCAATCACTTATCTTGGATAAGCACTATCAAAAAATGGCTAAAGACCACCCAGCGGAGATGCTTGATTTACACGAAACTATAGCGGCTGAATCCTATGATATTGCCGATGCTATGTTGAAAGCAAGGCCAACTATATGAGCGAAGAACAAGGAACTGAAAGCTGGTTTGCCGACAGGCTGGGCAAAGTAACCGCCAGCCGCTTGGCTGATGTCCTTGCCAAAACAAAGACAGGATACAGCGCCAGCCGCACCAATTACATGACTCAACTTGTATTGGAGCGTGTCACCCAGACCAGAGGCGAGTCTTACTCTAATGCCGCCATGATTTGGGGTACGGAGCAAGAACCTTTTGCTAGGGCTGCTTACGAGGCTCATACGGGACAGATGGTTGAAGAGGTGGGGTTTGTACCTCACCCCGACATTGAGGCCGCTGGAGCATCACCCGATGGCCTGGTGGGTGATGATGGAATGGTGGAGATCAAATGCCCATCATCCAGCACTGCTTTGGAATGTTGGCTGTCGTACTCGCAAGGGGCTAACCCTGTGGATGCCAAGTACTACGCACAGATGCAGTGGCAGATGCGTTGCGCTGATCGCTCTTGGTGTGACTATGTGGTCTTTGATCCCAGAATGCCAGCCAAAGCGCAGTTGTTTGTTTACAGAGTTGAGCGCAATCCAGACTGGCTCAGAATCACTGAAGAAGAAGTCCTGAAGTTTTTGGCAGAAGTGGACGCCAAAGTTATCGCCCTTAAATCAATCATTGGAGAGTAAAAATGTCAAAAGTAGTCAAAGAAATTTCGTGCATCGTTGGTGAATACCGCAACAGCGAAGGCCAAACAAAGAAGCGTTATCAACGAATTGGGTCTGTGATCGACACAAAGAACGGCCCAATGCTCAAGATTGATGTGATCCCGTTGCGCGAAGGTGGGTGGGATGGCTGGGCATACATGAATGACCCAAAGCCGCAAGACCGCACACGGCAAGCCGATCAACCAGATGACGACATGAACTTTTGAGGTGGATCATGAAAACATACGATCTTTTTGAGCGTATTTTTGGCACTCATCCCAAAAAACTTGTTCGTACCAATGACCCAGACACAAGTCATGCTGCTGCTAACTCTGTTGACACTAGCCAACTAGAGTCAATGGTTTATGAGGTTATCAGCAAATACCCTGATGGTTGCATCGCCGATGATGTTGAAAGAGAACTTGCCAACTTACGCAGTCATTCAATTACGCCAAGGTTTGCGCCTTTAATGCGTAAAGGTTTTATTTTTGATACAGGAGAGCGCCGAATGGCATCATCTGGCCGATCTCAACGGGTTGTTAAAGTTACGGAGGCAAAATGAAACAGACCTACTTTACTCAGCAAAACCATGATCAAGCCCGATCGTTGTTAATCAGCTTTTTGGGCGCTGTCCTTCTGGTCTGCTTTGGCGTGATTTTCCTGTTGGCTACCTTTGATGTTTTGGTGAAATGATGTTCAAGTACATGTGGACAGAATTTAGGTCAACCCTCAAGATGCTGCCGCCAGCACAAACTGCCGCGCACGAATTGCTTCACGCAGAACATGATTTGCTACGGGCAGAGGCTGGCGTGGAATACGCGCAAGCAATGGTTGTTTGCCAGAAACAGCGCATCAAGCGCCTGAAGGCGTACCTGGAGACAGCAACATGATCAGGCAATGCGACACAGGTGGCATCTGCCCACACATTCCACAGTGCGATCACTTTTGCCACTTCACCAATGCTGAGAACGAGCCAGAGACTCGCAAGGTCAAGCCTTATCCAATCGTGCCTGACGACATTGAGCCAGTGCCGCAAGCGTGGCAGATGGCTGCTAGCGTAGTGGTTGGCTTTGTACTGGTCGTGCTGGTGGTGATAGCGGTTCTGTTTTTCTTTACCGGCCTTTGGATTTGGAGTTTACTGATATGAAACAAGACGAAGTAGTACAGACGCTGCGTGAGGTGATTGCAGAGGCCGAAAACTTCACTACATGGACAGTATCAACCCCGCACTTGGTGGAGTTGGTTAAACGCGCAGTCGAGGCAGAGCGTGAGGCTTGTGCAAAAGAGTGTGATGAATTTATGTTTCGCCCTAGTAAAAATCCAGATGAAGCGGAACTTGCTGGGATTCGTTTAGGCTCCCGTTTCTGCGCCGCCGCCATTCGAGCAAGGGGGAACACATGACAAACGAAGAAGCACTGAAGCTGGCGTTGGAGGCGCTGGAGTGTGCATTAAGCGATGACAAGCCGTACATTGTGAAATCTAAAGAGGCCATCACCGCCATCAAAAAAGCCTTGGCACAGCCACCCGCATGGCAACCACCCCTGCCAGTGCAAGAGGCCGCGTCAATCATTCAAGCTGTAACTGACCCTGAAAACCAGCCAAGTCAATACGGCACAGTGACACTGGACTACCACTTTGCAAAGATAAAAGAGTGGGAAGACAGGTTTGAGAGAATGAGCGATAAAGCCTTGGCACAGCCAGAGGAGCGCAACTTCTGCCCAAGGTGCGGCAAGCGTACTGCTGACCTGACCACAATTCACACATGCACACCACCACAGGAGAACACATGACTTATATTTTAATTTTTTGGACAGCCGTTGCTTCCAACGCTAGGTACGATTCCAACACTAAGTACGATTGGCGACCTTTGGCCGAGTTTTCAAGCGCAACAAAATGTGAAGAAGCTGCAAAGCAATTAAACCTAGAGCAGCGATACCGCTGCGTACAAAAATGAGCAACACACTAGAAGAACGCGATGCAATGATCGACATGGCGATGGGGGCTGGCTATCACATCACCTATATCTCACACATCATTGACTACATGGTAGATTTTGACAAGACAACCAAAGGCATGCCACGGGGCAAAAAGCTAAAGCTACTGGAAGAAGATCGGTGGCTAGGCAACGAGGATTTTAAACGCTATGACGCGCATCTTTGCTGGCTAGATATTCTTGACATGGACAAAGACGAGTGGAACAAAATTGTCGCCCAAGGTCGAAAAATGTTAGCGGAGATGCAATGACAGAACAAGAGTGGAAAGCCATGTTAGTTGAAGACAAGATAGCGATAACCAATATCGTCATTGGTGTAGTCAGAAAATCTGGACATATGTGCCTGAACAGGCCGCTGCGCTATCCTATTTGGCTTACGCCAGAGGCTGATTTATATGTCAAGGAAAAGAAGAAATGACAGAACACCGAATTTTTTGTGACTGCGTAGATTGCCTGAAAAAGAAAATTGCCAGTTTAAACACAGAGACTGCTGCCCTGCATAAACTGTTGGAAAAGCGGAGGCTGGAAACGTGGGCGACAATGCCGCCTAAAGAATTGTTGGACTTGTGGACAATTTGCCGCATTACTTCACATTTAGAAACGCCAGATGATGTGGCTGTGAAATTTGGCAAAGGTATTTGTCTGCGGCTTCTTGAGCTTAACTGGGATGCATTTTGCGCGGAAGTCCGTTCCATAACCACATTAGTTGCAGCCGCACCCGAGGCTTCTTACGGATTTCCTCATGGTGCGGTAAGTGCGTCCAAAGTCGGCGGCAATGACTTGACTGCTGGAGAGACAGCACCATGACCCACGGCGGCAAAAGAGCCGGTGCTGGCAGACCACCCAAGGACGTCTCAGCCAGCCGTGTCTATACTTTGCACGATGCTGGCGTAAACCAGAAAGAAATAGCGCGGCGCTTTAATGTCAGCCACACAGTAATCAGTAGATTGTTAAAGATTAGAAATGTCAAACTTCAAAATTTGGACGCAAGAAAACCTAGCCCAGTTCGCCGAAGAAGCGAACAACAAGATGGTTGAACAGAACGAGAGGATTGAGCAGCTTCAGCGCGATGTCAAAGACGCGATTGAAGCGTATCGGGCGCTTATGCGAAAGGCCGAACACCCTGCCGGTCAATGATCAGAGCCTGACGGCGCGGCGTTGGGCTGATGCTGATGTGAGTCCAAGCGTCGAACTCACGGATAACCTGATCAAAGGGTAGATCAGAGGCCACCAAAGCCCTAACCACGGCATCTGGAGACATGCCTGGCACTCGGATGTCAGCCGCGCTGCCCGTGCGGTGCTGGCTGGTGTCCTTGCTGCCTACTGAGTCATTGACTTGCTTAGACCTGAAAGCAGAATTAATCATAATTGGCTTGCCGTCCAGCAGAGCTTTAACCTCCTCCAAGAACTCAGCCAGCTTTTGCAAGTTTGCTAGCTCTGCCTCGTTAGGGGTGTTGTCAAACTCGCGGTGGCTGGTAGTAGTTAGTTCAGCAAGGGTGAAGTTGGGTGTCATTTCTTAGCCTTCATGTCCATGATTTTCTCAAGAGTGCGGCCACCAAAGTAAAAACTCATCACCAGCATGCCCCACTGGCCTAACAGGGTGACGTAAACCTCATTGGCATCCAACTTAAAGGCAGACATCATGGCAAACACAAAGTAGCCAATGAAGATAGCAACCAGTGTCATGGGCCTGATGTTTTTGGACAGCCAAGAGTCTGAGGCCATGTCGGCAGTGTGCCGTTGACTCAGGTTGTTTTGCTCCGCCTTGTACAACTCGGTGTCGTTAGCCATCTTTGCCAACTCGCCATCTTGTGCCATCTTAGCCAGATCAAGCTGCGCTTTGGCTTTGGCTTCTGGGTCAGGAATTAGCTTGTCAATCAGTTTACCGCCAACTTCAAGTAGGGCTGTCAGTGGGAACATGCTTTACTCCTGTGGTTGCTTAAAATGTTGGATTAGTTGACGTTCAGTAACACCTGCTTTACCTGTACCGGCAGCAGCTTTGCCACTAAACAAAGCAGAAGAACATTTATTTGTACTTTTGCTCCAACATTTCTAACTCTTTTTGATCTTCTGTAGTCATTGGCTGTTTAGGTAACGAGGCATTTGAATCCATAAAGTCTTCTTCAGCTACACCCGCTGTTCTGTAGGCTTCATTCATCAAGCCAACCGTCTTTATTGCCAACCGTTTGCCCTCATCACCTGTTGCAGCTTTAGCTCTTCCAAAAGATTGCTCTGCCGCAATTAGTTTTTTAACTCCTTCTTTGCTCGTTGCAAACTTAGCAAGAACACGAGGAGTCAATAATACTCCACCAGCAGTGGCCGCAGTGCCAAACACCCCTAACTCACCAGAACCACTAGCATATCCAGTTGCTAACAAGAGCACTGCTTGTGCGCTATTTGCTTGAGCAGATGAAATAGCAAGAGAAAACGCATTATTTGGTTTTTGTTGGCTCAACTTAGCCGCATTAACAAGCAAAAGTAAATTGTCTTTAATTTTCTCATTGTCTACAGCAGTATTAAATGTTCGCAAGAACTTCTTGTCTTTTAAATTTTTCTCTAACGCCAACAAAGAACTTATCGCTGTATCACCACCTTCTGCGCCAATTAACCCTGAAATGTATCCTCTTTGCAAATTACTTTTTACAGAATTAACATCTAGATTTGGGTTAATAGTTTTTGCTCTTTCTAATGATTTATAAAAATCCTCAATTTCAGTGACGTTACCTTTTGCAAAAATGCTTTCGCCTACACGTTCTGCTGTCTTATTGTTAAGTTTTGCAAGAGCTTCAGGAAATAATTCTGTAATGCTCTCCCGATAAAAAGCCGATGTTTCATCGTAAGCCTTTTTTAACCGTGGATTTAGACTTGATGCTGCTGAATCCATTGCATCACCAATAGCTTTTATGTTTTGCGTTAGAACAGCAACAACTGGATCGTTTGCACCAAACTCAGACTTCACAGCCCTTAATTGAGCATTTAAATCGGAACGGAATTGGTGAGCTTGAGAAAAAGTTATATTTTCTTTTAAATCAGAAATTTCTCTAAGTTTAGCAACAACACTATCGCTCAATGCAATCTTTGGTGAACCAGAAACAGATATATCTGCGGCCTCTTTAAGTCTTGCTTTTGCCTGGTTAGCTATTGAGCCTACATTTACGGAGACATTTTTTCCCGCCTCTGTAATAACTCGATAAGCATCATTTGCCGCGACACTTAACTGTGATTGAGCATCTTTTATTGCATCTTTGTAATTAGCTCCAGCTTCAACGTCATCCACAATTTTGGGAGATATTTCGTTCAGAATTTTATCTCTTTTGCTCTTCAAAGCAGCTGTGTTTGCTTCCTCAAGTTCCGCAAAAACACCTTTTCCTGTTACAGAACCTCGACCAATAGACTCAACAACACTGGATGTAGGTGTTGGCTTAACTTGGAAACGTGTTAATCCACCTAAACCCTCTTCTTCTAACAACTGTTGCACTTGACGTTTTATATCTACATCAGGAGTTGTTTTTTTTGAAAATAAACCTAATTGTGGCAGTCTATCTTTTGCAATCTTAAAAAGATTGCCTCCCAACTTAAAAACTACATTACCACCCGCATCTAAAGCCATTTCGGTCATTGCATTAGATAATTGTTCGGCAAATTGTTTACCTAATGGCTCTTGTTTGCCAGTCAAAGCCTCAATTTGTTGTTTGGTTACTGTTCCAGTAACTGCCCCAGCACCTGTTCCAGCCAAACCTCTAAGTAAAGTTGCTGTTGCAGCTCGTGCTTCTGCTCCAACCAAAGGACTGCGAGTTGCGGCTGTTGCAACTGCGCCACCAACTAAGCCGCCTATCTCAGGCAACGCCTCAACAGTTGCCTTCCCAAATTGTTGTAAAGCAGTTGGCTTTGGCCTGGTTTCATCAAGAACAGAAGTGCCATATTTGCCCTCCAATTGATCTAACTCTTGCTGTTCTTCAGGTGATAATGCCATGATAAAACCTTTGTTTCTATAATTATTTAGTTTTTGCTTTGTTCCGAAGTTCTGAAAGTCTAGCTATGTCTTTTCTAACTTTTTCCGAAACATCTTTACGTTGCGAGGCAAAATTAAATTTATTTAAATCACCGCCATCTGCAACATATTTGTTAACAACTTCATTTAACTCCCCATCAATCAAAGCCTCTTGTTCAATTCTATCGGCAACAAATTGCAGTGTCCTTAATGATAAACCTCTTGTACCAATGGTTTCTTTTAGGAACTTAACGTCTTTGTCAGACAAACCCCCTTTAAGTTTGCTGGCTGCACCAATAGTCATTTCGCCTAAAATTGTGTCAATAATTTGCGAATCAGGGACGCCTTGAATATTTATTCCAAACACCTCCGCAACTCTACTTGCTTGCAATTTAAGATTTGAATCAACACCAGTAAAGGCAGTTGGCAATAAAGATTTTAAATTTCTTGCTAGAGTCACTCGATCAGTAGAATTGTATGCAGCAGTTTCAACTTCAGAAGCAAGATCAGTCTTGTTTTTAGACACTAGTTTTTGTTGTTGCTGTGCTGGTGTAACTCCTGCCCTAATCTCATCTTTCTTTCGTTTAGCTACTTCTGCATTGACTTTTACTATTTCCTCTTGCGTTAATGCTGAAAAAGGCTTGAAGAAAAGTTCTTTAGAAACAACTTCTGCTGATGATCCAACAGACGCTTCTTTAGAAACTCCCTCAATTGCTTGAATACTATCTTGTATTCTTTGTATAGCTTCTTTGTTTGGTTCTGGTTGATTTTGCAGTACACGCAAATTGGCTTTTAAATCTTGCAGTCTTGTTTCTTTTAGTAAAAATTCAGGTTCTTTTGTGCTTGATGTATATATGCTTAATTCTGCCTCCAAGGCTTTTCGCTCTATGTCGTCTAAATCTGGCGCTTGAAGCGCCCTAGTTATTTCACGCGCACGAAGTCCTTCCGCAACTTTTCCTGTAGGGCCGCGCTCCCGTTTAGCAGTTGCGTCAGAAGCCCTTGCCGCTGCCTCATCCTTGCCGATAGAAGCACGTTTGGCCTGTTGGCTAAGAAGGATTTGTTGTAACTGCATTGCGCCTTGAGGATCGCTCTGCGCTAACGCTGCAATGCCGCGTTTCATAGACTCATCGTCACTAAAGTCGATCTGACCCGCTATCTGCTGGCGCATTGTGATGCGCTGCAACTCAGGGTCTTGCCCACCCAGAGCGCCGCCGATAGCACCTGCCAAGCCAGAAGCTCCACGACCAATGGCGTAGTTAGCTTGCTGGAAAGGGTCGAGCCTAGCGTATTGCAACGCTTGCGCGTCCATGCGATCTTGCTGGGCTTGCTGGTAAGCCTGTGGCGTAACGCCAAAAAGAGATTGAACGATGTCGGTTGCCATGTTAATACTCCCCTTCACCAAATGTACCGCTACCACCGCCAAAAGAGCCGTAATTGTAACTAGGGCTAAACAGCCTGCCTAAACCTTGCTGAAACGTTGGATTCTGGCTTGCCTGAGTCAGCGCCGTAGCAAATGGATTAAAAGCATTGGCTTTAAATGATTCTGCTGTCGGCCCTGTGCTTAACATTGCTTGTGCGGCTGCATTGCTTTGCCCTTTTGCACCAATGTTGATGCCTAACTCAAGCGGTTGCTGACCAAGCGCCTCAAGCTGCTTCATCTGAGCCAGATAAGCCTCGTATGGGCCAAGAGCTGCTGCCTGGCCTTGATAGCCCTGCGTCAACAGATTGCCAGCAGTGCCAAGCAAACCAGCACCAAACCTAGCCTGATCCATACCGGCTTGTTGTGCGCCAGCGGCCAGTTGAGCATCCTGTTGGGCAATGGCGTTGTAGTAGGCTTCCATCTCTGGACTTGCCGCACCTAGACCACCCGCGCCGCTAGGACGAGCACCGGTAGCGCCAACAGCCAAACCGCCGCGCCCAGTCTGAAATAACTGGTTTTGCAGTTGCGCCATCTGGCGTTCACGGCTAGGGGCAAGCAACTCTTGTTGACCCGCTATGTACTGCTGGGCAGCTTGTTGCGGAGACTGAGCCAAATACTGCTGACCAAGGCCAAACAGCCCTTGAGCGCCCTGCTGCAAGGGGGCAAACTGTTGCTGCGCCATTTCAGCTTGAGACAAACCGCCACCAGCCAAACCCATGAACCTGTCTTGATAAGCACGAAGTGTTGGGTCTAGCGTGTAACCAGCACCAGAAACACGACCATCAGGCCCAGTCTGGAACTGTGACTGACCAAAGCGGGTTGTGATGCCTACTGGCCTAAAACGCGCTTCTTCAGCCGCAAGCTGCGCGGATTTAAGTTGCGCGTCGGCTTGCATCTGCGCGGCTTTTTTAGCGGAGTTACCGCCAATAATGCCGCCCAATAAA